CAATTGCTCACCGAAGTGGAAGTGGGGTTCGGGCTCACGGCCACGCAGTGGAACGCCGGCCGCACGCTGGTCGGGAATATCGAAGAAAGCCTCGATGGCGGATTGACGTGGAAACATGCGGGTGGTGGGACGTGGCCAGGGCCACAGGTGACTGATGGCAGCGTGGTTGCAGGCGCCAGCGTGACCCTGCCACCGCCTGAACAGGTGGATCGCCTGCTCTACCAGGTGCGGATCAATCTGACCTTGACGGGGGGCACGATCCGCGTCGCCGCGACTGTAATCACGAGGTAATTCGTGCCCGCTATCGTTCAAAATCGTTACGGGTCAGTTGTCAATACTTCAGCGCCGACCCTGGCGTTCAGCGCCGCCCCAGCGAGCGGCAACCTGCTGATTGTGGCCAACGGGTGGTCTGCCTCGGCCCCCACCATCACGAGCGTTACGGATTCCACCAATAACACCTACACGACAGCCTCGCCGAAGGCCATCGGCGTCGCGGCCTTGGCCCTTCAGGCACATCAGTCAACGAATGTCGCTGCTGCGGCGCACACCGTTACCTGGCACCTCTCGGCTACTGCCGGTCACCATCTCTTTATCAGCGAAATCAGCGGCCACAACACCACCTCGATCGCCGATGGGGTTACATCCACTAACGGGACAGCCAGCGGCACAAATAGCGCTGGCTCACTGAACACGAATCATGCCGATGACCTGCTTCTCGGTATGTTTCGTCACAATTCCAACACGACCTTTACGAGCGCTGCCAATTACAACATTGTCGGTACACCTAGCCAGCGGCTCGGAGTAGTCCAGCGCTCAGTCGTTTCCACTGCCGCTTACAACCCGCAGATTCTGCAACAGGCTGCCGGCGGGACGAGCGGCTGGGTAGCACTACATCTACCAGTCGCGGCTGCCGACGCGGGCGGTGTCGCTTTTGATGCGGCGCTAACTGCCTCGGGCGTGCTCGCGGGGAGTCTTGTTATGCATGTTCCATTCACCGGAGCCTTGACCGGTCAGGGTTAGTCCGTGACGCTCCTTGCGACTCTCGGCGTTGACCATCCGATAACCGCCGCGCTCACTGGCGCGGGTGCCCTCGCCGCAAATACGGCTGCTAGCGTCCCTCTTTCAGCAACACTTACTGGTTCCGGGTCACTGGCCGCCGACCTAATCCTCACCATCCCTCTTACTGCGACGTTGAGCGGAACCGGAACGCTTACGGCGGCGACGCTCGTCATGAGCGTCCCGGTCACGGCGACCCTGAGCGGCGCCGGCGCACTCAGCGCGACGACCGCCGCCGATATACCGGTCACGGCAACACTCACTGGCACCGGTGCTCTGGCTATCAGCCTGGAAGTGGGCCTCGGTGTCTCGATAGACGGGGCGCTCACTGGCACCGGAAGTCTCACCGCAAGTCTCGTTATCAGCGTGCCGGTCGAGGCAACGCTTACCGGCGCCGGCGCGCTCACAGCAACCACCGCCGCCGAAATACCGATAACCGCGACTCTGACGGGCGCGGGTGCGCTTGCTGCTACGGTGGATGTGCCCTCCGCCGCCGTTACTCCGGCTCAGCCACCGCCACGCGGCATGACGACGCTCGACCTCTCGACGTGGATACCCGTCGAGCCGTTCCGCCTTCGAAAGTACCAGCCGCCGATCGTCACGCTCGGCGTGGTCGTGTTTCGCGTCTATCCCGTTTTCGAGGCGCAGGCGTACGGGGTGCCGATGGTGGAGGCGCAGGCACGCTTTGTGACCGCCTGGCAGTTCCGAGCAGAAGCGCGCTGCATCACTATCGAGCTCCGCCGGATAGTATTCAGCGCCGAGGCGGATGTGATGAACGGACGTAGCGGCGGAGAGTCAGTGTATAGTGAAGCCGAAGATTTGTATCTTAGCGGCGCATTGCCGCCCGAGCTAGCCCTACTCGAGGGTTTGCGGAGGGTTCCCCGGTGACAGCGCCGACCATTACGGCGGGGACGATAGGGACCGCCGCCACCATTGATTTCCGGGTCGCGGAAACTCCTACCTCCTCCGAAGCCAAATTAGAACGGCGCGCCTGGCCCTTCGCGGAAGTTCGCGTCGAGGGCAGTGATGATGGCAAGCCGAAAATCACTGGCTACGCCGCCGTGTTCAATGCCAAGTCCGAACTGCTCTCCGATTTCTTTGGCGATGGCTGGACGGAAGTTATTCGCTCCGGCGCGTTCGGTAAGACGATTCAGGAAGAGGACATCCGGGCGCTGGTGAACCACGATTCCAACTACGTGCTCGGCCGTAATCGCGCCGACACGCTTTCGCTCATCGAGAACCGTAAGGGGCTCCAGGTCGAGATTACGCCACCTGATACGCAGTGGGCGCGCGACCTTCAGATTTCCATGAAGCGCGGCGATGTGACCCAGATGTCCTTCGCCTTCCAGGTGGTCAAGGATCGCTGGACGGACAATAAAGCCGACGAAACCGTGATGCGGGAGCTGCTTGAAGTTAAACTGTTCGATGTGTCCGTCGTGACCTTCCCCGCCTATCCCCAGACGAGCGCCGCGGTGCGCGAGCTGTGGAACGAGGCGGGTATCAACGTGCGGGATATTTCCAGCTTGCTGCTTCGCACGAGAGCCGGGCAACCACTCTCGTGCGCCGACGGTGACTGTCTGCGGGCAGCCATTGCAGCGCTGACGGCGCAGCTACCTCCGGAGCCGGCCTCGACCACTCCGCGGGATTTGTCTCTGCTCCGTGCTGAGCTGGACCTGATGGAGCGGAGTTTCGCGCTCACGTAACAATCGAATATCCAGAGCGCCTCAGCGCGGGCCATGGTCGAAAGGAAAGGACTATGGCTCGCAGTATCGAGCTCCGGGACGAATGGGCTCAGGAGCTCACCGCAATCCGGGCGCTCCTTGACCGTGCGGGTGAAGAGAAGCGTTCGCTCACCGCCGAAGAGGACGAGACGCGGCAGAAGCACACCACCGCGATGAAGGATCTCGAAAAGCGGGTGAAGGACGCCGAATGGCTCGAAGAGCACCCCGTCGCGGGTGACGAAGAGCGATTTGTCTACGACCGCAAGAAGGACGCTACCGCTGGCCCGCCGCAGTCGGAAGAGGAAGCGATCGCCCGTTCCAAGCGGGCGTATCGGTCGAGTTTCCACGGCTACATGCGTGGCGGGGAGACCCGGCTGAAGGGCGAAGCGCTCGATACGCTGACCGGCGGTCCCATGCGGATGAACCCCGATACCGGCGTTGTCGAGCGGCGGTCGCCGATGGAGATGCGCCAGCAGGAAGTGCAGGACCTTGGAGCTGGTGGCTTCTGGGTGCCGGACGAAATGCAGGCGCGAGTCGAGAAAGCGCTGCTCTTCTTCGGTGGGATGCGCATCTCCGGCGCAGAGATTCTGACCAGCGATTCGGGCGCCGATTGGCCCTGGCCGGTCTACGACGACACGGCAAACGTCGGCCGGCGATTGGCAGAGAGCGCAGCGGTTCCGCAGACCGATCTCGCGGTTGGCGTCCGCGTGCTCAAGGCGTATATGTACACGTCGGACCGGATCCTCATCACCTACCAGCTGCTCCAGGATGCGCCGTTGATGGCGGAGAACATCATCGCGGACGCACTGGGCGAGCGCATCGGCCGCATCACGAATACCGAGTTCACGACCTATGCCGGTGGCGACGGGCCGCAGGGCCTCATCCGGGGCACCACGGTTGGCGTGACGGCAGTGGCTACCGGGACGGTGACAGCGAACGAACTGGAACGGCTCGTATTCGCCGTGCCGGTGGCATACCGAAACGAGCGAATGCGGTTCATGATGCACGACAACACCTACCGTGACATCCTCCAATTGGTTGATGGCCAAGGCCGCTATCTCTTCATGCCGGACCCACGGGGTGACCCGATGGACGTCCGGATTTGGGGTGTGCCGACAGTCATCAACAATGACATACCGACGATGGCAACAGGCAACATCGCCATCGTTGCCGGCGACTTCTCCCACTACAAGATTCGCGACGTGCGCGGGTTCACGCTCTTGCGGCTCAACGAGCTGTACGCGGCCAACCTCCAGGTCGGTTTCCTGGGCTTCAGCCGCCACGATGGCGGCTATATCAATGCCGGCCAGAACCCGCTCCAGCATCTCGTGATGGCATAAGGGGAAGGGGAGAAAGGAGTAAACGATGGCTGACCAGCAATGGAGCCAGAAATCCCGCATCAACGCCTACGTGGCGGTGAGCGCGACCACGCCCCTTGAGACGACGGTGCTCGACATGCTCGGCTTCGAGTCCGTGCTGTTCATCGCCCAATCAACGGTGACGAGCACGGCGCAAAGCCTGCGCATGCTCAATGGCACAGCGTCTACGACCGGGGCCGGCAACTTCTCGGAAGTGGTTGGCGACACCTCACACACCGCGACCGGTGGTCTGTACCTGGATGTACTCCGGCCGGCGAAGCGCTTCGTCCAGGGCCAATTCACGGCTTCGGGCGCGGCCGGCACGCGCGGGCTCGTGGCTATTCGCTATGGGGCTAAGTCGCAGCCGACGACTCAGGATATCGCGGTGGGGACACTGCTCTACTCGCCGGCCTCCGGCACGGCGACGGGTTAAGGGGGAAGCTCAATGCCTGGAGGCGTACCGATTGGCATGGACCAGGGGGGGGCAACCTTCCACGTCGATGCCAGTGGCCATCTGAATATCGCCAGCGGGCGGGTAACGTTCCCGCCCAACCTCGCACGCGGCTATATCCCGCTCTCCGTGGCTGGTGTCAAAACAACGGCCACGGCCAGCGGGATTGTCACTGCCTGGACGACGGCCGTTCAGCCGAAGCTTCTCACCCATGAGGTGACCAGTGGCGTAACCAAGTACGAATGGGCGACCGCGAATGTGGCCCCGCTCATCTACAAGAACCTGCGGCTGCCGGATGATATGTCCACCGCCGGCCCGCTCCGGCTCGTCTACACCGCCGAGTCTGTCTCAGGGGCGACAAACGACATCAACTGGCAGATACGAGCAGGAACCGCAACGGCGAATCTCGGGGCGACGGCGGCGCTATCGTCCACGCCTATCGAGCGGACGGTCGCTGTCGCCTCAGGCAGCGTGCCCGCAAGCGGCTTTATCGGCGTAACGGTATTCCCCGGGGCCCATGCTACGGGTGCCGTCTCGCTGTACGCGGCGGGCATCAGCTACGCGAAGCGCACGAGCTAAGGGAGGAAGCAACTTAACCGCATGGAACTCATCCGAAAGCGCGACAAGCTTGCCATCGTCGGTTTCTGCTCACCGCACCGTGATTGGGCGCCCTACACCGATCCCGAGTGGGATTGCTGGGGCCTAAACCGTGGCTACATCTTTATGGAGGCGTACCGGAAGCCCGCCGCTGATATGTGGTTCGACATGCACGGCCGGGCCATTTGGGAGTGGCAGCAGCGACGACCAGGTAATCACGTCCAGTGGTTGCAATCGTTTCCTGGGCCGATCGTCATGCACGAAGCCGTGCCGGACGTCATCCCGAACAGTATCGCGTATCCATTCGAGGAAGTTGCGGCGGATATCGGCCGAGGCATTTTCCGTTTTGCGCCGGAGGGTGGGCCCGAGAACTTGGGCAAGAACCAGCCGCAGAGCGATATGCCGTACCTGGCTAGCTCCATCGCCCAGCAAATTGCACTTGGAATCTGGATGGGCTACCAGGAAATCGGGCTGTGGGGTATCGACCTCAATACGACCTCGGAGTATGCCTGGCAAAAACCCGGTGTCGAGCACATGCTGGGACTCGCCGGCGGGCGGGGTATCAAGATACATCTGCCCGATATGTGCCCGCTGCTGAGGGGGGGAATCTATGGCCGTGGTTACATGCGGCCGGAGGGAGAGACGATGACGCTGGCCCAAGTTAGTGAGCGCTTGGACGCTTTGCAGGCCGAGCACGAGGCCTTCGTGCGTGAGTTCAATCTGATGCAGGGCGCCAAGCGGGAGATCGAAGACTTCGTCAAGGCGCAGATGCTCCCAGGCATCGACCATGAGCTGGTTGAGCGGCGGTTGAAGAACATCAACCAAGCCATCAACCAGTGGCAAATCAAAGTTATCCAGGTCGAGGGGGCGCTGAACGAGACCCTCTACTGGGCGCACATCACGCCCGATGGGCAGGACCCGGCCGAAGCGATGCGTGAGCTGCGGCTAAAACGGCTCGGAGAAACCGGCCAGTCGGACGGGCCGGAGGAAGGGAGCCTCGAAGTCATGCTCTCGGATATGCCGTCGTCGGATAAGCCAGTGCCCACGGTCAACGGGGCGGTGCCGGAGATGGTTCACGCATGACGTTCGTAACGCGTCACACCATTGCGGTACGCCCGGCGACGGCCAGCGGCTCGACTGCGCTCTCGTCAGCAGCGCTTAACGGATTGGTGTATGCCGTGGGCTTCTCACCCTCGACGGGCAACCCGTGGGCCACCACAATTGATTTAGCGGTGCGGGTGGAGAACGGGCCGGATATCATTCATGTGGATCTCAACGCGAGTCTGGGAGAGCAAATGTTTTGGCCGCGTCGCTCAGCGAACGGAACCGCAAGCGGAGTTGTTCTCCCCGCTGGCAATGCATCATCCGTGGAGCCCGTCATGGTGCCGCTTGGCAATCAGAGGGTGCAAGTCATTGCCACATCGGGCGGCGCAACGACCTCGGGGACTGTGAACCTGTATCTCGTCTGATGAAGGAGACGACAAGCCTACGCGCTCCGCTGCGAGCCATGATCGAAATCGATGGCGAAAGGCTGGTAGCGGAGCGACGTGAGCAACTGGTACAGCGACATCCGCAACGTGGGCGACGCGCTCGGCCTGGCCGCCAGCGCGACGCAGGACCACGACCAGCTACGCCTAACGTTGGAGACGGACAGCCGCCTCATTGACGAGTGGATCGGCGACCATGTCTTTCCTCAGGAGACCACGCGCTACTTTACGGCGGTCGAGTCGATGCAGCTCCGGCTCGACCGCCCTCTCCTCTCCATTACGGCACTCCGCACGGATAGCTCAGGTAACGCCAGCTACGGCACGACCATGACCACGGCGCAGTATCACCTGACGCCGTACAACGCACTGACTGAGAGCCCGCCACAGCCCTATTGGGGTATCGAGCTACGCACGACTTCGACGGGCGTATTTCCCGCCCACGTCAAGCGGGGCGTGGAGATTGCCGGGCGGTGGGGTCGCTACGACCAACGCGATACATCGACGGCGGTGCTCTCCACGGATGCGAACGCCACGACGCCGACCCTGGAAGTCACTGGCGCGTCGTCGCTCTATCCGGGGCAGACCATCCGTATCGGTAGCGAGGATATGTTCGTCGTGCGGAGTCCTGTGACCGCCACTGCGGCGCATACGAGCCAGGTGACGGTACAGCGCGCGGTGAATGGGACGACCGCCTCAACGCACAGCAGCGCCACCGGTATGGGCGTTTACACATATCCGATCGTAGACCGCGCCTGTCTGTTTCAGGTGCAGCACGACTTCAAGTTCAGCAAAGCGGACCCGGCGCAGGGTGGTGGCGGCTGGGGCGAGCAGGGCCGTTCGCTCGTCACCGAAGCCGACCTCCATCCCGCCGTTCGCCGCATGCTGCGGGGTTTCCGCATGCCGGTGGTGGCATGAATGGCAGGAATTACCGATATCCGGGATGGGCTCGCGACCCGGCTCCGCACGATTGGCGCGCCGCTCAACGTGTACGACGAATGGCCAGATCAGGTAGTGCCGCCAGCGGTTCTCGTGCGCCCGGCATCAGCGCAGTACGAGCAGACTTTCGGAGCCGACTGGACCTCGATGCAGCTCGAATGCCTGGTGGTTGTCACGACGAAGGGCGGGCTCAAGAATGCCGAGCTGGCTCTTGAGCCCTACATCAGCAACACAGGCGCGTCGAGCCTGCGGGCGGCTATCGCGGGCGATCGGTCGCTTGGCGGGAATGTGAAATACACGTTCATTCGGGGCTGGCGGAACTACGACGTGGTTGACGTAAACGGCATGGAACTGCTCAGCGCTGTCGTGGAAGTGGACTGCGAGCTGTCATGACATACTCCGTGAAGCTCGAAGGGGCCGACCGCCTGATGAACCTGTTGAAGGGCGATGCGCTGCTGGCGAAGCCCATCAAGAACGCGCTCAAAGCCGTGGGGCAGATGGGAAAGGCTGAGGCGAAGGCCCACGCACCACGCCGTCACACCGGCGGGCTCGTTCGGACGATTGGTTACAAAGTAAGCAGCAAGCCGCGCTGGGTCGCTATCACGTCGAAAGACCCGCGCATGATTCTGACACAGGGGCACGGAGTTAGCTCCTTGGGGCGATTCTTGGAATTCTCCCCGAAACATGGGCACAAGGGCTGGCTGATGAATGCAATGCAAGCGGTCTCAGGCAAGCTCTCTGCGGTGCTTAATCAAGCGGCTGGCGAGATAGAAGCGGCGTGGAGGGGCAGATGAGCCGACGCTTCCGAGTCATCGTCGGCCTCGACTTCGCCACCGATGAGAAGGCCATTAAGCGGATTCTGGCAGGCGAAGACGTGCCTTGGAAAGAACGCGGCATGAAGCGCGTTGAGCCGGGCGACCTCGTTGCGGAAAGAGACCTGCCCCCCCGGACGGTTGCCTACGCGCTCGACCATGGCTACATCGAGGAGGTGATTGACTAATGGTTGCTAGGGGAGCAGCGGATGTGGCTTTCCTACTTGTGGACGGCTACGACATTCTTGGCACAGTGACTGAACTCAACGACAAGCAGTTTGCGCTCACGGAAGAGACGCACGCGCTGGGCGATGCCTGGGTTGAGAATTCCTTTGTGGGGATCCGTCGGGCTGAGATTACCCAGCAGGGTTTCTACGATGATGCGGTAGGTTCTGTCCATGCGGCGCTCTCCACGGGGCCGGGCAACTCGTCGCGGGTGCTCTGCTACGGGCCGGAGGGCACGGCGACCGGCGCGAACTTCAAGGGCATGACTGCCGTGCAGGTGGATTACGCCGTGGAACCGGGCCGGGCAGTGCTGCACAAAGCGAACGCCATGTACCACAGCAACGGCCGGTTTGACCAAGGCAAGCTGCTCTACACGCACAAGGCGAGCGCCGGCACGAGCGCCGAGAACGGCAACTCGGTTCAACGGCAGGACGCCTCCGGCGGAGCCATCACTGCGTGCAGCACGAACGGCGGCGCGGCGTACATGCAGCTCTCCGCTTTCACCAGCGGCGTGTTGGCGACAGGGGTACGGGCGCGTATCCAGCATTCGAGTGACAACATCACTTTTGCTGACCTGGTGACGTTCACCATCGCGACGGCCGCGCCCTTCGCGCAGCGAAGCGCCGTCGCGACGGGTGTAGTCATTGAGGCTTATACGCGTATGGCGACGAGCTATCAGGGTGGGGCTTCGGCGCAGATGACGGGTATGTGGGGATTTTCTCGGTACTAAAAAGGAGGTACAGACATGGCGGTTTACGGGCAAGCAGATGCGGTCATTCAGTTCTCGCGGAGCAGCGCGACCGTCGCATCAAGTGCGACTGGGATGCTGCCGCTTCAGAACTATGTGATTGACCTCGGACCACAGAAGAACACGGCGCTCACCGTCCAGTCGGATGCATTCGGTGATTCCTGGATGGAGCATTCCTTCGCCGGAGTACGGCGTAAAGAACCGTTCACCATCCGTGGAATCTACGATGACGTAGCTGCATCTGGTCCGCACGCGCTATTCGGCCAAACGACGGATATTGGGGCGGAGCGCTACTACGAAATCAGCCACGGCGCATCGGACGTCATCAACGGCCGGGTCATCATCCAGAGCTACGCGGCCATTCCGTCTCGGGGAACGCTGACGATGTACGAGGTGGAATGCTTGCCGACCGGCGCTGTGGGGACCGCGACTTAAGAGAAGGGAGAATCACGTTGCTGACCGGAGCCACAAAGAGGATTGATATCCCGCATGAGCCAGGGGAGTGGGTGGAAATCCGAATGCTCTCCTGGCGGCAAGTGGAGAGCATTCGGCAGGCAGCCGCCGACGATGAGGAGATGGTCGGCCTCACGTTTGAGACAGGCATTGTCGCATGGAGCTATGACGAGCCGGTGTCGGTGGAGACCATCGGCCGTATTGATTCGGTGACGGCCGCATGGATTGCGACCATCTTGACGACCGGACAGGGCACCGAGGCCGATCGAAAAAACGGCTCCGCCAGCTCCACTTCGCCGTCGAAGGCGAGAGTGACTACCCGAACGAATGGGTCCTAGGGCGGTTATGCGAAGAGGGGCTGGCATCCAGCCTGCTCGATGCGATGGACCAGCCACTCGACCTTGCACTGAGCATTATCGAGGACCGCGCCTATCTGCGGGCGAGGCACCAGGTCCAGACGGTCCAGCTTGCTGACCTGAATGTGAGCGATCCGATGGTGATGCTCGTGCTGGAAACCCAGGCGGAAATGATGGCCCTAATGCGGCAACGGCGTATCGACCGTGATTGACCAGATAAGAGCCCAGAGCCAGCCGATGACGCTCCAGCCGAGCAGCAAGTTCACCACGACGATCGCCCCGGCGTTTCGTTTGTGGCGAGCCATGGCAACGCCGGCCGGTAGGAAATACAGAATGATGAAGATGAAAAGTCCGAGGGACTCCATGGGTCCGCCTCCTATCTTAGCTAGTGCAGGGTAGCACAAGTTGGCTAGTACCGCAGACCTGGCGATTATCCTCAAGGCGAAAGACGATGCCTCGCGCGTGCTACACAAAGTGGGCGGTCCCGGCGGCGCATTGCCGGTGCTCGGGCTTGCGGCCGCTGCCGCCGGCGCTGCTATGGCCGGCGCATTGGTCGCCGGCTTCGCGTCCTCCATTTCTGCGGCGCAGAAGTTTGAGAAGGAAATCTCCGCCGTCAAGGCCGTCACGGGCGCGACGGCCTTAGAAGCGAAGCAGCTCTCAGATGTGGCCCTCCAGCTCGGCAAGGATACGTCGTTCAGTGCGTCCGAGGCTGCCGCTGGTATTGGGGAGCTCGCGAAGGGCGGTGTGTCCGTTGCGGACATCATGGGCGGCGCCGCCGCGGCGGCGCTTAACCTCGCGGCGGCGGGTGGTGTTGAAGTAGCGGAGGCGGCGGCGCTGGCTGCGAATGCTATGGCCCTCTTCAACATCGAGGGCAAGGATATGGGCGGTGTGGTAGACAAAATCGCCGGTTTCGCCAATGCCACGACGGGAACGGTAAGCGATTTCAAATTCGCGCTCCAGATGTCCGGCGCTGCGGCGAAATTGGCGGGTCAGGATTTCGGCCAAACGGCGACGGCAATTGCCCTGCTGGGCAAAGCCGGTGTTCTCGGCTCCGATGCGGGTACGTCACTGAAGACAATGCTCCTCAATCTGCAACCGGAGACGAAGAGGCAAATCGATCTCTTCAAGCAGCTCGGGCTTGCCACGAACGAAGTCCATAACAACTTCCTCAACGCCGATGGCTCGTTCAAGGACTTGCGGGATATCGCTGCTGAGCTGAATCGTGCGGTTGGCGACCTATCGGAATCCGAACGGACCATGGCCCTCTCCACCATCTTCGGGTCCGACGCTATCCGTGCCGCGGCGATTCTGGCGGAGGCGGGGGCCGAGGGCTTCGACGCCATGGCGGCGGCCATGGACAAGGTCTCGGCTGCGGCGGTCGCCAAAGAACGGCTTGACAACCTAGCGGGCTCTATGGAGCAACTGAGCGGGTCGGTTGAGACGGCTCAGATACAACTCGGCATGTACTTCACACCGATCCTGAAAGAGGCCGCGGACGCGGCGACGGCATTTACGAACGAGTCCATCATCCCGTTCATCGAAACGCATGGACCCGCTTGGGCTGAACGTGTGCGCGAAATGGGACAAGCGTTGAAGGACTTTAAGGAGGATCCGCTCGCTGGTGTAAAGCAGGAATTGCCCGAGACCACGAGACTCTTCCAGCGACTGGCCGAATCCGGCGTCGGTGAGTTGATCGGTAGGCTGGCTGTTTTAGGTGGAGAGGGCGTGGGGTCGGTGAAATTCAGCATTGAGCCATTCAGACCACTCACGACAGCACTTGAAAATGGGGCCAAATCGCTTAATCAAATCGGCGACGCGATCTCTAACGTGAGTAGTCTTGCAGAGGAGCTTCGCAAGAATGCGGCGGGCCTCGGCCAGGCGGTGATCGACGGCATCGTGAATGGGCTAAGCCCGGAGCGCATCAAAACCAAGATGCTGGAGATCGCGAACGCGCTGCCCCAGTGGGTGAGGGACGCGCTCGGCATTCATAGCGCGTCGGCGGTGTTCCGGGATCAGGTGGGCAAGCCGATCATCGAGGGCATCATCGCGGGCATTGAGGGCCAGATACCGGCGCTCGTGACGACCGTGAAGACGATCCCGCCGGAGCTGGTGGCTGCGGCGCGCGACATTGCAGTTAGCGGGGGTAATGAGCTCGGGTCAGCATTTGACGAGGGCATCGTCGCGGCAATCCTGAATAACGAACCGGCGGTCGCCGGCGTGGTCGCCGCAGCGATGGGACGACTGGCTGCCACGGCCGCAGCAGCGTGGGGGACGGGCATCGGCCGCGATTGGTCACAAACGGGCGGTCCGCCGACTCAACAGGGTACTGGCGGCCAACAGAGCTACCTCGATGCGGCTATAGCTGCGGGGCAGACGTGGAACTTCAATGGCGTGCAGGTTCCCTACGGCGCCGCAGGCCCCTATGACTACCTGGGCCGGCTCCTGCCCTCCGTCAGCTTCGCCGGGGGAGGCATCGTGCCCGGGCCGCGCGGCGCGGCCATGATGGCGATGGTCCATGGCGGGGAGCGGGTGGTCCCGGCCGGGCAGGGCAGTGGGCCGACCTACGTCTTCAACGGCGACGTGTATGGGGACGAAGGATTCTTCGAGCGAATCCAGCAGGGGTACGTCGAGGGGCGGATGCCCCGGTTGGTGAGTGGCCGATGACCTTCAAGGTGCTTGACTACCTGACGCTGGGCGACCAACGGTTCCGGTACAACGACTTCAGGCGCTTCACGATTCCGGTGGACCTGCCCCAGTTGCAAGCCAAGCGCAGCCAGCCGCCGTTCATCGACTACGAGCAGACGGGCTTTGCTGGTGGTATCACCAACGATGACGGCAACGATGAGGGGAACACCTACCGATCGGCGCTCGGCATGGAGCCGATTGGGCCGGACGCCAATCCGGGCAACTGGCTGCGCATCGGCAAGCAGATTCGGAAACTGCTGACGGGCGTGCCGCCGGTGGAGGCGATCCTGCCCTTTAAGGGCCTGCTGGTTTTAGGGGGCACATCAACAGCAGGTATAACCACTATCCAGACATGGAATGGTACCGGCGTAGCGCAACAGGATGCGTTGCCCAATGGGTGTAAGAAGCTCATCGCCTTCCAGAATAACGCTATCGCCTTCAACAATCAGAACGGGGACTATTCTTACGACCTCGACGCGACGGGTGCCTGGACTGATGTGGTTACAACCTCTTCCGGCACTGGCTGCCATGTGGGGGCGGTGGTCTACAGCGGTACGACGAGCCGACTCTACCGGGTAATTGACGAACAGGGGGCGACCGGGAATCCGGCGCGGCTGAGCTGGCTCCCCTCGCCTGGGGGCGCTGATACCGTCATCGGCACCCTGGAAGAGAAATTCTCGCGGGCGATGGTGTCAGATGGGACGACGCTCTATTTCGCCGGCGCGGAGACCTCAGCGAACAGCGTCTGGGGCACCATCTATAAATATGATGGCACGAACATCAGCATCATGGCCCGACTCACCAGTGATTACGCCGTTTCGGCTGTCATCCTCGACGGCAAAAGCTACTGGGGTACGCTGAACGGTCACGTCTACGTTCTAGATGGAACAATATGGAGTAGGTTACGCACCTTCAACACGGTTGGCGTAAGCCAGCCCCTGCGCGGCCTTTACGCCACTGCCGACGCGCTCTACGTCAGTTTCGTGGATGCGACCACATCGAACATCACGATCTGGCGGTACGACGGGACGGCGTGGAGCCAGCCGCACACTCACCCATTTACGCCGGTGGGCGTAATCGCCGGCGAACTTAGCCTTTATGAGGGGCGGCTGGTCATTGCGGATCCCAACTCAACGGCGGGTCCCTTTGAAGTCGGTGCGACCAACTACGCAGCCAGCGGCCGCGTAGAACTTCAGGACATCGTCTACGGCGTACCCGGGACCCCGAAATCCTACGCCGTGGCGAGCTTATCCCATGTCCCGCTCGTGGCGGGCCAGAGCGTGCAGCTTCGCCATACGCTGGAAAACAGCACGACGGAAGTCACGGACGGGACGAACTCCGCTATCGGTGAGACCGAGACTGAGTTGCCGTTGCCATTGCAGACGGTCGGTGCCCGGCTCCGCCCGCACTTCTACATCACGAATGCGACGGCGGTCGGCGCACCTTCGACGGCCGGTTCCTCGAATCAGTTCATCGTCTACGGCGGGAGGGTGCGTGCCATCGCCCTACCTAGTGAGCGGCAGGTGTGGCAGGGAAACCTGGTGCTACGCCAGGAGAACTTCAACGACGGCACGACCGACCCCTACGACCCGCTCGAGAAATTCGAGTCGTTGCAAGCACTAAAGAGCGGCGGTAAGGCATTCCAGGCGCTTGACCCTTTCCGGGAAGCGACCGCGACCGCAACCGGTGTAAAAGCCGCGATGATGGCGATGTTCGACGGCCAACAACACCTCGAATGGTCGATGTCTCATCTACAAGCTGGCGGCGTGCTCTCAGCCGATTTCAAGGTGCCGGTTCGCATGGTGCAGGCGTTTCCAGATATCCCCATTAACAACCCGAGCTTCGAGGCTGATGCGGCCGGGACATCTGGCGCAAACATCACTGGCTGGACGCAGACGCCCGGTACGAGCACCGGGGCGGCCTCCGTCTCCACCGGCGTAACCGCGCCCGACGGCAGCCGGAGCCTGGCGCTGACCTTCGCTACGGGGGTCGCGGGACCATCGCTCTATGGAGTAACCCAGACGATCACCGGCCTGACCGGCGGCCGTTATTACACAGTCGGCGGGTATCTCCGCCGGCAAATGAGCGCAGGTCTCGTCTATATCGAGGTGTCGAGCACTGGCTTGCAAGTGCGGACGCGCGAGCTGGCGTCGGCCACTGATAGCGCATTCACGTGGTATCAGCGCACGTTTCAGTTGCCGGCCGCGAATACCGCGGTGACTCTCCGCGTACAGGGATCGAGCGGCGCTGGGGCCGATCCAGTGGGTACGCTCTGGGCGGACAAAGTGCGGCTGTCCGAATGAGCATCGAGGATTGGAAATTCAACGGGCTCGTAAACGATGTAAAGGATCTGCGTCGGCAACTCCTCAAGCTGGAATCGATCACGGCGCCGGCGAAGGTGAGCGAGATGGTGCTGGAGCGGCGGGGGCAGGAGCTCCGCCAGCTTGCGGACGGACGTGCAGAGGCGCTCCTGCGGCGGCTCAGAGGTTTTCTGTGGGACGGGGCAGAACAAGCCGAGATGACGCCGCTGTACGTGGCATGGCGGAACGGTACGGCGACGAATGCCGAGAAGGATCGGCTGCTGTTCCTGACGCTGAAAGGATTGTTTCAAGCATGATCGACCCCACCTTGCCGCCCCGTCGTTGTGGCGCTGTTCATCTTGCTACTGGTTTGCCTGTATTTGTTTCTGCGGTGAGCCCGTGATGATGGAGCAGTGGGGTATAACCGTCGCAGGGCTGATAATCTCCGTGAGCACCCTGTTGTACGCGGTGTTCAGTGGTCGAGCGAAAGCCAGCGCCGATTACGTGCGGGTGTTGGAGGCGCGCGTGACGCATGCGGAGAAGGCTCTTGAGGCTTGCGAGGCAAGAAGCGGGAGGCTAGAGGAATCGGCCATCAGGTACCGTGATGAGAACATGGATTTGCTCCGGCGGCTGATGCACGTCGAGAGCGTGACAGGAGCGAGGGAGTTGAAATGACCATCGCTAACGCGCGCTCGCTGGTCCGACCTATTGTCACGCTGCTGCTGGTCGTCGCGCTGATCTGGGGCTTCGTGGTGGGTGTCGTTACGCCTGACGCCTTCGTACCGGTAGTGGCTGGCGTCATAGCTTTTTGGTTTGGATCACGAAAACCGGAGGGATAGACATGGAATACCCCGGTCTCGCTCCTGGCATCGACCGGACACCACGCCGGCGCACGCTCAAGTGCCACGCCTGCGAACGCCGGATCCGTATCCAGTTCTGTCGCTCGGTTTTCGACCCGAACAATTGGGGGCCATGTGATTCGCCGCCGGGCTGGACGCTCGTGCTCGGCGGCGGAAAGAAGGCCGGTGGTCCGCGAGTGAACTACTACTTGTGTCCACCCTGTGGAGGGCGGTAGCCGATTGCCGACGACGAGAAGCAGCGGCGGTACAAGCTATGGCTGGCTTTCCAACAGGCCGGCCTCGACATCCGCTGGCTGCTGTGGGCCATTTACCTACGGCTGGCGGGGAAGGTAAACGATGGGAAGTAACGAGTGGTCAGGCTTCGAGGTGAATTGCGGCAGCCGTTAACGCCACTAACAAGTCATGAGCGCGATATCGTGGCATTGGTGGCGGAGGGGATGAAGAACGCAGAAATTGGCAAGCGGCTCTTTATTGCCGAGAGCACGGTAAAGAATACGCTCAGCCAGTCTATCTATCGTAAGCTTGGCCTGCACCGGAATACCCGCGTCTGGCTGACGCGCTGGTGGTTAGTTCAGGGAGGATCAAGTTGACAGCAGCATTTGAGTACCGAGCATTTCAGTGGCTCCGGCATCTGATTCGAGCGAAGGCACCTATCGGTACAACATCAGAAGACACGTGGCCGAACCGCGACCATCCTCCGATACATAGGTTCTGGCGGCGCATTTTCGGGCGTGGTTCGTTGTGCTACTACTGTGGGCTCCGAGCGAAGCCGTGACGAACTCTGCTGAAATCGCGCAGCTGACGACCGGCTGCCCATATTGCAGCACGAACGTTGTGGGCGGTGGTCACGCATGGAACTGCCCGACGCAGCTCTTCTCTAAGCCACACCCTACCGCTGGCGCGTGGCAGTGCCCTGGCTGTGGCGTGCATTACGCCTGGTGGGTGTCGGCGTGCTCCTGTCAGAAGCGGCCGCCTATCGTGACGAACAGGACAAACTTTCCGCCGGAGGGCTGATGGGCTACCCCATGACGTTTCAGCGCATCATCAGCCGTAACGGACTCGCAGACGGCGACTACGAACACCCGCCGAGCCGCTGGCTCCTAGCGAGCCCGACGACTATCGAGACCGATTCCAAGTACACCCGCATCATCGAGCTGTGGGGTGAACAGAACCGGAGCCTGAACGGACGCCTGCAATTTTTCGCCGGCGACCTCCGGCGGCTCGAGCACGATGCCCTGGACGAGCGCGCCATCAACGCCTACATCGTGAGCAAGACCGGGGTGGACGCCGATACCGTAGCACTCGTGCTCCGCGCCTTCATGGAATGGTGAATCGGTGATTGAGACTGCCGAACTGACCGCAGGCAGCGAGCTCGACGTACTGGTGGCTGAGAAGGTGATGGGTCTTATCGCCTGTGACCAGTGGCAGCCGATGAACCTCGGCTCTGGTGGCGGACCGGTGATGATGGGCCACAGCGAGAAGGACAGTCCGCATCCCGGTGTGAATTGCTACCCAGCCGTGCCAGGCTCCAAGCACCCGTACAATGGGCCGCAGAGGTACAGCATGGAAATCCGCGCGGCTTGGGCGGTAGTTGAGAAGCTGCGCCCTCACTACGATTTCCGCCTAGAAGTGGACACCGACAAGTATTGGGCGATGTTCGCACGGGTACTCAAGCGAACCGAAGACGGAGCGGTGGCAGGGCCACGCTGCGAGGCTGAGGCCGAAACCGCACCACTCGCTATCTGCCTCGCTGCGCTCATGGCTATCTCGAAGCGATGACGTGCCCTATCCCATCCTGCTCGCCGGCCACTGCCGCGAAAGCCAGGTATCCGGCAGATTCGTGGGCTTCTTGCTGGCAATGCGGGGCCCCGTCCGAGTTCGTCGTCTGCCTGGGCGTGACGCTCGCCCATTTCTGCCGGTTCTGTTTCGGTTGGCAGTCATGCCCTACCCCGTCCTGCTCGCCGGCTCCTGCCGCTGCTGCCCGGTGAGTACTAGCCCATGATCGTCGGCACAAACGTAGACCCGCGCCATGGCTACGACCCCGCCGACATCGCGGGGCCCGGTGTTGGGTGGGTGCGATCGGTAGTCCGGCCAGACCACGACCTCGGACCGTGGCTAAACGCCTGCCACGCGGCTGGACTCAAGGTACTCGTGGTCATCGCCCGCGAGTCGCTGAGGCGCGGCTGGACCTACGGAGCCGCTGCTCGTCACTACGCTGCCCGGTATGGTGGATGGGCCGACGCCTGGCAGATTGGCAATGAGTCCGACCATCGTTCACCGTCAAGTTGGACTCTGCCGGTCGGAAGGGTCGGCAAGCTCGTTGATATGTTCCACACGGCCATGCCGAATGCCACGCTCATCGGACCAGGCCTCGTCTCCGGCCAACCGGACTACGCTCAGGGATTGCCGGCGAATATTCTTGTGGCGATCGCCATCCATCCCTACGGGCGTGGGCCGAGTGCCGGTGAGCCCTACGCCTTCGGGCCAGTTGAGGATCTCGCGGGGCTATATCGCCGCTTCGACAAACCTATCTGGGTGACGGAGTGGGGCGGGCCAATCCAGGACTTTGCCTCCGAGCATGAGCGGGCAAAGTACCACAGCAAGATGCTGCTGGCGCTCCGTGACGCGGGCGTGGAGGCGGCGTTCCAGTTCTGCTGGTCAGACGGCATGGTGCCCGGCTTCGGGCTCGTGGATGCTCAGGGGAACGCCAAAGAAAGCTACGCGGCGTTCTACGACGGCGCGATTGCCGCGCAGCAGCCAGCCGCGCCAGCGATCCTCGACTATCGGGGCCAGCTTCCGAAACGCGCCGGGCGTCCCTACTGGAAGCGTCCGCTTGAGGGAATAGACCATGCAGTTATCCATTACACGGCCGGCTCTGCTGCTGCGACGGTTGAGGATGTGGCTCGCTATCAGACTGGCCCCGGCTCCCATCTACCGTTTCCAGAGATCGCCTACCACCTCTTTGTGGGTTCGGACGGTAGTGTTGCCTGGTGTCACGATTTTGACGTGCGCACTTGGGGAAGTGATGGCGCTGGCTGGAATGAGCGCGCCGTCCATATCTGCTACGGCGGTGCTTTCCAGCCGACCAATGCCCAACTTGGCGGCCTTCGGGCAGCAATTCTCCATGCTCAGCAGGGGTTACGACACGATCTCATCGTTGTAGGGCACAAGAACACGAGCCAAACAGAGTGCCCCGGACCGACGTGGGCGAATTGGCGCTGGTCGGTCCTGCCCTAGACAACAACGAAGCCCGGCGACATTTGCTCGCAGGGCTTGTGTTTTCCGGCGGCACTCGCTATCCTACCACAGAACCGCGTTTTTACGCGCTATGGAGCACGAGTGAGAAGGCGGCCGGTCATTGAGCCACGGACCTGTTTGCACTGCCGAGAACTCTTCCGGCCGAATGCTGAGGCCCAAGTCTATTGTCGAACCGCGTGCCGGGTTGAGGCATATCAACGGCGGGAGATTGAGAAACGGGCTCGTGCGTTGGTTCGCGAGTTGTATCCAGAGTCGGCGAGCGTCTCCTGATGCCATCGCCACCCGCTTACCGCTACAGCAGCCAGGAGGGACTCCCTGAGCGGCCGCCGTGGCGCATCCCGCCGGACCCTACGCAGTTGGTGTACCTGGTGCTGCGGGGCGAGCGGTTCGGGCCGTACCCCCGTTCGTTCGCAGAGGGCTTGCGGCGGTGTTCTCCCACGGTGAAGGGCGATTTCAGGCAGGCGCACATCGACAAGATGGAGGAGTGATGGCGACAACCAAAAAGCCGATGACGCTGACGTTCGACGTGACGCCGTACTACCGATGCACGAGATGCGACATGTTGCTCGACGAAGAGGGTGAACGGCGCTGTGAGGATTGCAACAGGTACGGCGCCCGCGTTGACGTGATCCTCATCTGCCCACACTGCGATGAGGCAATCACAACGGAAGACGTTTGAGAAGCGGGCTCGTGCCTGCATGAAAGGAGCGGGAGTGTCATGACAGCGCTTGTAGAGGATCGTGTCACCAACAATGGGCTTGAACTGTCGCAGTGGCGAGCCATTGAACCAAAAGGCCCCGGCGGTGGAGGATACCGCGGTGTGTTTATCACGATGGCGAAGTCGGGTCAGGCACTCATCAGTGGCGAGGCCGGAGTTCTGCTTGGGCTAGCGGTCGGCGATCGAGCGCGAGTACGGACCAATGGCGAAGACCTCGCTGTAGGACGCACGGATGCAGAGGAGCTGAGTGGGTTCAAGCTGCGGAAGCAGAATAGTGGCCGTCAGTTTGTTCTCAAATCAAGGGAGCTCAGTCGATCTCTTGCGCTTGGCCGTTACTGGTTTCACGGCGAGCAGGTTGATGGGCTCTACGTGTTTCGCCGGGCAGCGGCTTGATTTTCTGTCAGGCGCACATCGAAGAGCTGGAGGGATGATGGCAAAGACACTGCGCGTCGAAGTGACGGCTGAGGACATCGCGGAAGGGGCACGGAGCGACCGCCATGAGTGCCCGCTTGCCAAAGCAGGTCAGCGACAAGGCTTGCTCAATCCAGCGGTGGGTTTGTACTGGTACCAATGCGGCCCTATCGACGGTCGGGAACGGTACGAACTCTCGGAGAGGGCCGCTAGGTTCATTGAGGATTCCGACAACGGCCATCCCGTCAAGCCCACGACGTTCGTGTTTCGCCGGGCAGCGGCTTGAGGGCGGGCATCGTGCTCGCAACCCCAATGAACAGACGTCCTTTGGTGACGCGGTTCTGGAACCATGTGGATTGTACTGGCGGGTTTGATGCGTGCTGGTTGTGGCAGGGTCACGAATACATTGGCGACAATTTGAGCATTTGGGACGGGAGACGTCATTGCCGAACCTGCCACCGAGAACGCATGAGGCGTACTCGCCTTGAGCGGCGAGCGGCATGAGGGTGGTGATGTTTAGCGTCATGATTGCCAGCGCCGCGCTGCTGAGCACGATTCCGCAGGAGGTTGAGGATGGACGACGACAGCCCGAACTTCCCGATGCTTCTCGTGCTGCTCACGACGACGGCGCTGGCGGTTTCGATTCTGCTCAGCCGATTGGGGATGTAGATGGAAACCCTGGGGGTGATGCTAATGGGGCTCGCGACCATCTTCGGGTTACGAGGAATCTGGCTACTGACCCGACCAGCGAGCGAGCACTGGACCGAACGGCCGCCGCAACCAACGGTGCTGACGGTCCTGATGATCGTATTGGCGGGCGCCCATCTGGGGATCGGGCTATCGCTGCTCAGGAGTTGACTGATGGACGTGACGCTGTTCCTGCTGATTCTGACGGGGGCGCTGGTCCTAGCGCTGGTGGTCTGGCTGGTGACGGAATTGACCTGGTGGGGCTGGGTGCTGGTGCACAGGAAGCGCCGGTGACCGTGTGCCGCGGTCGCTATTGTTTCGACTCAACTGACGTGCTGGCGGTGTTCACTACGGTGGGGCCCCGGACAATCTGCACGATGCGCCGGGAGATGGGACCGCAGCTCGACCCGAACGTCATCGGGAGGGCTGGCGAGATTGGGCCAATCCAGTTGCACAGCCGTGGGCTCTTGCCGTTGTACCTGCGAGATGGGCTCGACCCCTGGAATCCCTACCACGCCGCTCCTTGGTTGCAGCAGAAGCTAATTGAAGGGATGGGTCGGCATTGGAGCCCGATTCTGGTGGGGCTTTGTTAGGTTGGAGGCGTGAGCGGGGCGCCGCTAGTTGGTTTCTGTGCTCGCGGCCAAAGTGTGGCGTGTACTTTAGGACACGAGCACAGAGCGGCGAAGTGCTCTGCCGGTCCTGTCGCGAATCACTCGACTGTTGGCCGGTCGGCTTCTGGCACTACCGCAAATGGGAGGGGGGCTCGTGCCTCGCTGACCCGCCGTGAAATCTCCTATGCGAAGGCACTCGGGAAACCAATCTCTTGGGTGGAGGCCCCAACTCATGTCTGAGCCACAGATAGTGCAGCTAGCTAGAGAAACACGGTCGTCTATCGAGGTTACACGCAATGCAAAAGGCGATCCGCAATGGACTATCAAGGCATATTGCGAGGATGGCCAAGAGGAGGAGGCGCTCGACCGGATCAGATCCGTTGAACTGCAGCTGCGCAACTTCTACCTGTTTGGTGGAGTAGAACGCGCACAGCAGATGGTAGATGAGATCATTGTTGGGAACCCGGAACTCGAAGCCCAGCTCCTGGCCAGCATCACGGCGATCGAGGCGAAGCGCAACGAGCAGGCCCCGCCCTACGGCAGCGTGAGCAACGCCCCACCGGTAATTGGGACCGGCGGCAAATGAGCAGGCGCTACATCTCGCGCGGCGGGGTTCCGCTTTGTGAAATCACCTGCAACTCGTGCGGGGATATCGCCATCGAGCAACGGTGGTGGAGCCCGCGCCATTGGGTCTGGCCCAAGGTGGACAGCGTGCGTCTCGACATCTGCCCGGCGTGCCAGGCACACAATAGCACGACACCCAACATCGAACATCGAAGCAAGGCAAGACGTCGAACCAAAACAGCCATAGCGCTGACGGGCATTGACCCGAAGGAAAGGAAAGAGACATGCCACTGATGCGACGACGCCAGGAGATGGGACCAAAGCTGGACGCGGGTACCTACGAGATGATCTGCACGCGGGTCCGTGAGGACACGATCCAGAATCCGCAGTTTGGGAATGGGGACGTGATCCGGTTCACGCTCCAGACAACCGACGTCGTAGACGAGGACGGCGGGCCTATTGAGCTGGAAGCGATGGCCAACGATAGTCTGACCCCGAACAGCAAGCTGACTAAGTGGCTAACCGCATTCGGCGTGGGTATCCCGGAGGATGCTGACACCGACCTCGAAAAGGTAGTCGGTCGGAAATGTCTGGTCAACGTCGAGATCGTGGATCGTGGCGACAAGGGCGAGTGGAACCGGATCACGGAACTGCTCGCGCCGCCTCGTTCTCAGAGTGCCCGCAGAGCGTCCAGGGAGCCCGTAGGGGCCGATGACGAGCCTGAGCCGCCCTACCACCCAGCCGCGAAGCCCGGAGAGCCTGTGCGCGACCTGACCGAAGAATCTCAGCAGATGATGGACGGCGAAGGACTTGAGACCGAACCGACTGCACCAGAGCCTCAAAAGGTCACGACGGCCAGCGATCCTGCCTCAGATAAACAGCGGGCGTACATTGAGCGGCTGTTGTCGGATGTGGAGATGGAGTGGAGTGACCTCCGCGAGATTGAGGCGCTCCGCACGCTTCCCGCGTGGCCGGACCTTACAGTCGGCAGCGTACCGCTCGCCATTGAGTGGCTTTTGAAGCGGAAGAAAGCGGGCGTCGCCTGATGACTACAACGAGCCCCCGACGCCAGCGGACCTCGCCCGGCTGGCCCGGCCACTGCCCTGCTGCGATAAGGAGTGTTGCCAATGAGCACAGCCGTCGAAATGATGTTCCCACTCGGCCGCTGCGACTCATGCGGCGCACCATCCGTCGCGTTTGCCTACGGCGGT